AATTACGTGTTAATTCTAATTGCTCGTCTGTCGGTGTTTCCCTGTTGCCCATATCTATGTCAAATTCTATAAATACATCGAGCCTAGCGTCATATATTACACTAAGGTATGCAATGCTGTCAGAAATAAATAAGGATAGCGTACAACCTTGCTTAATGGGCTCTTGACTATGTAGCAAGAGGCGGAACTCTTTATTTTTTAAATAACTCATCGTTTTGTTTTGCGATTTCATCATAAACCTCTATTTTACCCTCTGTAACTGCTATTTTGATTTCGGTTTCTAATTGGTGCAACTTAGTTTCTAGCCACCAATTATCGTTTGCGTTTGCGTATTGTTTTAAAAGTTCTAATCTTTCTTTCATAATGTTATCTTTTTATACTGTGGATTGCTCTTGCTAATTCTTTTAAAAAATTGTATAGTTTTCTCATAATGTTTTTAGTTTGCGGTAATGCTACCATCCGAATAATGTAGGCAAATAATACCTGTTTGTAAAATAACCACGTTAGTTACGTGCTTTGTGTTGAAAATCTTGTTTACTGCTCTTTTAATTAGTTTCATATTGTTTTTAATTATACTCAAAGATACAACATCATTTTAGTTCTTAAACTACTTTTGTGCTATTTTAACATAACTTTAACATTCTTTGTGAAGTGTTTGTAAAGTATTTGTAAAGTGTTTTTGATACTGTTCTCAATGACAGCAAGGTTTGTAGCGATTTGTAAAGTAAAGTAATCGCCCTAAGAAAAATAGTTGTTTTTTTTACTAAAAATAAGTGTTAAATAATTTTGATATTAAAAATAAAAAATATTTTATTAGGAATAAATATTTACAAAAATAAAAAATAAAAAAAAATCGAAAATGTTGTAAAATTTACACTCTAAAACGCTACAACACTTGCCACCATTAAAAACAACCCTCAAAACACTTTACACTTTATTGTAAAATACTTTACAACTCTTTACAATAATATATTGTTATTAAGTATTATACTATAGTAAGTCTATTATTATTACCTTTGTCTTATGAAAACTATGTTAGAGAAAGTATTTGAAGACCACACTAAGTGGATTAATACTACCAAAAGGTTTGGATGCTCTAAAGAAGAGGCGGAAGACATAGTGGGAGATATGTATTGTATTATTGGCAAGATGCTTAACAAAGGTTTAGATATTAGTTATGGAGATAGTGTTAATTATTTCTATATCTATAGAACCCTAAAGACATCCTTTCTACAACTAAAAAACAGACAAACAAAAGAGAATACAATATCTTTAGATAATGATTTTGATGTTTACTTAGAATCATCCGAGCCTATAGACTTTGATATAGCTAATAATAAAATATTAGATGCTTTAGATAAAATGCATTGGTATGATAAAAAGATATATAATTTAATACAGTATGAATACTCAATCACTAAGCTACATAAAAAGACAGGTATAAGTTATCATAGCTTATACAATACATATCGAAAAGTTAAACAACAACTAAAAGAATTGTTATAATGAAAAAAATACTAATATTAATACTTACATTTTATAGCTGCACTACCATAGATGATACCGTGCTTTATTGTGATTGCACAGAAACAATCTATTCTTTAGAAACTAAGGCAACGGTAAAAAAGTTAGATGGTTGCTATAATGAATTTGAAATACAAGACTTCAATTACCTAGATGGTAGAATTAAAATAATAAACTGTGAATAATCTAATCGTATATTGCGTTTGTGCTATGCTCGTATGTATGGTGCTACTAAAGAAAATTGAAAAATGAAACTAGGGAACTTAATAGAATTGATTACAACATACACGGGTATTAAATGGCTCGTAAAAAAGATATGGGGCGATGCTTGTAAATGTGATGAAAGAAGAGATACATTAAATGATATTGAATTATGGTAGAAGATAAAGAACAATGGGGCGATGTACGTGCTAAGATAGTAAATAAGCTTTCTAACGAACACTTTAAGACAATGTGTCTACTTCACTCAAAGTATTTTAATCATCGATATAACGAGCCTTGTACGTGTAATAAAAGAATACTTAGACAATGGATATTAGATTTAGATAACAAACTCCTTAAATAAAACTATGATAGAATCAGAAATATTTGTAATGTATGCACTTGGAAACCTATTAATTTCCCTAACGATTGGAATTGTTTTTATAGTTGTTAGAGAAATATTAGATGAATACTTTTAACATAACAAACTCCTTGCCAATTAAAGTCAGCTACTAAATTAGGGCGTAGTACAGATGAGTGTTGGTAAGGATTTTAAAAAATAAATATATGAAAATAGTACAGTTTAAAAAAGGTAGTTACGGAGTTAGAATAGGTAATTGGTTTAATGGTTATTCTTTCTTAGATAAGGATTTGTATGGTTGGAAGTATGTCTTTAGGGATAATTTAGAATTTGATACATTTAAAGAAGCTTTGGAAGTACTAAATAGATACAAACAATCATTAATAAGCCAATATAAACCATATAAAATAATACATAATTATGAAAAATAAAAAGTTTACAGTTAATGAAAGGTTAGTACTTGTTGAGAAAATGACGTATAAATTAGCATTAGAAGTACAAGCGATTGTAAGTGCTATTAAAAAAACTAAAGAAGAAATATAATAACTAAATATAAATAAAATGACGAAAGTACTTAAGAAAGACGAAGTAATTAAGGTAGATGATAAACTAAACGACCAAGAAAAACAAGCACTAAATGTGTTAATCCAAGCGGTTAAAATTGCAACGACTAAAGGATGCTTCGAGTTAGATGATGCCGTAATAATTGGTAATTCTAAAAACATTGTTGAGAGTCTTTTAAAATAATAGTAGAACTTTAATAAAATATAGTAATATATCTATTATATAACTATAAGGAATCATTAATGATTTTATTTGATTATGGAAGACAAAAGAAAAAATAACGGTGGTAATAAGAATGCGGGTCGTAAATCAAAGAGTGAAGAGGTGCAAATGATTGAACGACTTACACCTTTAGAACCTAAAGCATTTGAAGCGTTAGAGAAAGGAATCGAAAATGGGGATTTTAAATACGTGCAAATGTTTTATAATTACTATGCTGGTAAACCAAAAGAAACGAAAGACATTTCTATTACGTCTGAGCAACCTTTATTCGATTTGTAAATGTTCCAAAGCACAACGGCAATTAAGAAGTTACACGCACTTACAAAGCGTAAGAAAGTAATACAAGGGGGTACATCGGCTGGTAAAACTTTTGGCATACTCCCTATTCTTATTGATAGAGCAATACGAACACCTCAATTAGAAACGAGTGTTGTGTCTGAATCAATACCGCATCTACGTAGGGGTGCAATGAAAGACTTTCTTAAAATAATGATATCAACGGGTCGATATCGTGATGGTCAATGGAATAGGTCAGCACTTAAATATACTTTCACGAATGGTTCTTACATTGAGTTCTTTAGCGTAGAGCAACCCGACAAGCTTAGAGGTGCAAGACGTAATGTTCTTTACGTTAACGAGGCTAACAACATTCCTTTCGAAGCATACAACCAATTATCTATTAGAACATCAGGAGATATTTGGATTGACTTCAACCCAACTGCAAATTTTTGGGCACATAAAGAAGTAGCTACTCAAGAAGATGCAGAATTTATAACACTAACTTATTTAGACAACGAGGCACTACCTGAAACGATTGTAAAAGATATTGAGTCAGCAAGGGATAAAGCTAAGGATTCATCTTATTGGCATAATTGGTGGCAAGTGTACGGTCTTGGTAAGGTCGGTTCTTTAGATGGGGTGTGTCTTACCGATTGGCAAGAAATAAAGCTACCTGATGAAGCACGTTTGCTTTGTTATGGTATGGATTTCGGATACTCAAATGACCCTACAACTTTAGTAGGATTGTACAAGTATAACGATGCTTATATTTTTGATGAGATAATACACCAAAAGAAACTATTAAATTCCGATATATCAGACTTATTAAAAGCAAACGATATAAACGAGGTGGTGTATGCGGATAGTGCTGAGCCGAAATCGATAGCTGAACTAAGAACACACGGACATAATATTTTACCGTGTACTAAGGGAAAGGATTCTATTGTCTATGGTATTAATCTAATCAACCAAAACAAGATATACATAACCTCAAGAAGTACGAACCTAATCAAAGAATTACAGTCGTACACGTGGTTAAAAGATAGAGAGGGGAACACGATAAATAAGCCAATTGATGCGTTTAACCATTGTATAGATGCAGCACGATATGCTATAACATCACAATTAAAGACACCTAACAAAGGTAAATATTTTATTAGATAAATGGATGTAAAAACAATGGTTGCGACAGTACAATGTTTTATACACCATAGAACAGGTAAAGAGGTTAGAATAGCACCCGTAAAACCACAACACTTATTTCTACTTACAAAGGCTTATGAAAATTGTAAGGGTTTTTTTATAAAACATTAACAAAATACTATTATATAATTATGAAGATAGAGATTAACGTACCTACAACACTTGACGAGATTACATTAGGACAGTATCAAAAGTTTCTAACCATTCAGGAAAACAACCCAGACGGTAATTTCTTGGATGCTAAGATGATTGAAATCTTTTGTGGTATTCCTTTAAGCGAATCATACAAACTTAGAATGTCGAGCGTAACGGCTATAATTGAAATATTAAACGAGTTGTTAAACACAACACCCGAACACGTAGAAAGGTTTACATTGGATGATGTTGAGTATGGTTTTGTTCCTGACTTAAACGAGATGAGTTTAGGTGAATATATCGATTTAGATAACAACGCAAGTAAATGGGAGGAGATGCACATTGCTATGAATGTATTATACAGACCAATTAAAAGTAATGGTTCGGGTAAATACAATATTAAAGAATACGATACAGCAAACCCTGAGGTGTTGAAAGATATGCCAATGAGTGCAGCTTTAGGTAGCCTTTTTTTTTTGTATCATTTAGGGATGGAATTGTCGAAACATACGATTCTTTATTCAACCAATCAGGAGGACAGACAGGCTATTCAAGAACTGCAAACTTTGGACAAAAATGGGGTTGGTATCAATCTATTTATGGACTCGCTAACGGAGATGTTCAAAGATTTGAAGATATCACTAAATTAAATATACATCAATGTCTAACGATGC